GTACTATGAATAAACGTGTACCAATGAAGGGTGGAGATGAGTATGATGGACTCACCAAATCTCGTAAGTTTTATATATGGAAAGCAGGGCAGTTAAAGAAGATCAAACGTGCTTACAACAAAAGGTTTCGTAAGCACAATAAGGAGATAAAAGATGAGTGATAAGATAGAAGTAGTAGACATAGTTGAGCATGACGATGGTAGTGCCACAGTTAAGGTGGACATGGCCCCAGAAGTCTTTTCTAAGATATTTAATGTAGGCTTTGTATCCTTAATTCTTAAGGGCATAGAGTCAGAGAAGGGAGATGAGCTATAATGATGGAGTTATCGCTCATTAGAACCCTACACGATCAGGAGTTCTTTGAAGATCACAAGGGCATCAAATGCCCTGACAAGTTATTCACTAAAGACATACGCAAGATCAAGCAGGTCTTGGACAACGCAATGGAGAAGTATGACCGCACCATATCCACATCAGAGCTAGAGGCTTTGTTCTTCTCTGAGTACAACACACTGACCACAGCTAACAAGGTTCTCTATGAGGGTCTGTTCTCCAAGCTACGCAAAGAGCAGCCTATGTCTAGGGACGTAGCATCTGACGTTCTGTCTCGTATGTTTCAGCAGCATGTAGGGGAACAGGTGGCTAACTTAGGGTTTGACTACGTTAACGGTAAGCTCACCTCTCTTGAGCCACTACGTCAGGTGCTTGAGGCGCATGAGGATAACTTCATGCCTAACATGAATGTTGAGTGGGCTGACATTGACATAGACACAATCCTTGAGGCTGGCAACACACAGTCACAATGGAAGTGGAATATACCTAGCCTCGCTGGGCGCATAGAAGGCATCAGTAGTGGTCACTTTATTATCGTAGGAGCTAGACCTAACACAGGTAAGACGAGCTTCCATGCGTCTACTATAGCTTCACCTAGTGGCTTCGCTGAGCAGGGTGCTAAGTGTATGGTTCTGTGTAACGAGGAAGAGTATGTGCGTGTAGCGGAACGCTATCTGTGTGCTGCTGCCAGTATGGATACAGATGAGATCAAGTCTAACTATGCGTTAGCTGCTGCGCGTTACAAGAAGGTGCGGAATCAGATTAGTATGGTTGATAGTACTGGCAAAGACTTAGGTTGGGTTGAAAACATCATTAAGCATAGCAAGCCAGACATAGTAGTACTTGACATGGGTGACAAGTTTGCTGTAAAGAGTAGTGACAAGTCTGATGTCTATCTCAAGGCTGCTGCTATCCATGCTCGTAACATAGCTAAGAAGTATGGCTGTGCTATTATCTGGATGAGTCAGTTGTCAGCAGATGCACAAGATAAAGTATATCTGGATCAGTCAATGCTGGAAGGCAGTAAGACAGGCAAGGCAGCAGAGGCAGACCTTATGTTGTTGATAGCTAAGAACCAAGTTACTGAGGGTGATGATGAGGACAACCAGCGTCACATCAACGTAGCTAAGAACAAGTTAAAGGGTGGATGGCATGGGGTCGTTCACTGTGAGTTAGACGGGGGTAGGTCACAGTACCTAGCCTAAAGAAAGGACAACAATGCGCTTTGTATTGGACGTAGAGAACACAACGCAGAAGAGGCACAACAAGTTATTCTTAGACCCTTGGGAGCCTGATAACTTCTTGGTCAATGTGGGAGTGCGTGATGTAGATGACGGTACGGAGTCCTTGACCTTTGATCTTCAGCACAAAGAGTACGTTGATCAGTCAGGCATAGAAGCTAGGCGCATACAGCGTGTACTAGACCACACTACCTTGCTTATCATGCACAATGCACAGCATGACTTGGCTTGGCTGTGGGAGTGTGGCTTTAAGTATGACGGTGACATATGGGATACCATGCTGGCTGAGAGTATTTTACTGAGAGGAAACAACCTAGAGATCACACCCAATGGTGTAGCTAAGAAAATCTCTATGTCTCTAGGCAACACAGCTATCCGTAGGAAGCTTGAGTTTCAAAAGGATGACACACTAAAGAAATACTTTAAGGAGGGCTACAACACTGACGAGATACCATTATCAGAATTGACTTTTTATCTTGAGGCTGACTGTAATACTACTACTGCACTGTTTCACGCTCAGGTTGCAGACTTCTCTAGTCCTGAGTCAGCAAGTCTTATCAAAGTGAGAGACATTACGTTTGATGTATGTAAGCTACTTACACGCATGAAGCAGACAGGTATGAAGGTAGATCGCAAGGCACTGGATGCAGTGCGTAAAGAGTACGAAGAGGAGCGTGGCTCTATTCAATCCCGCCTACAGATGCAGGTACGAGAGGTCATGGGTGACACACCTGTCAACCTTAACAGCCCAGAGCAGATGTCGCAGGTAATCTTTAGTCGCAAGCCACACTCAAAAGATGACTGGCCTAACCTTTTTGATGACTGCAAGAAGTTAAGCCAACTAAAGGATATAGTAAATGCTAACAGTGATCTTCTGTATCGCACTGAGGCGTTCACTTGCCCAACGTGTGAAGGCAATGCGGAAACATACAAAGTAAGGAAAGATGGGGAAAAGTATGCAAGACCCAACAAATGTAAGGACTGTGATGCCAGAGGCTACCAGCTTAAGAAGCAGCCTCGTATGGCTGGGTTTGGGTTCTTCCCTCCTAACGCTTCTTGGGCTAGTGCTAGTGGTTTCTCTACGGGGAAAGACGTACTAGATATGCTAAGGGCAACTGCCGTAGACAACAAGATGACAGAGGCTGTTACGTTCCTGCAAGACCTTAAGAGGCTAAACGCAGTGTCTAGCTACCTGTCAAGCTTTGTTGAGGGTATTGATACCTACACCAAGCCTGATGACCTACTACATGTGTCTTTAACGCAACACATTACGTCTACTGGTAGGTTCTCTGGACGGGAGCCTAACATGCAAAACATGCCTAGAGGTGGTACGTTCCCAGTGAAGCGTGTGTTTATCTCAAGGTGGCAGGGCGGTAAGATCATGGAAGCAGACTTTGCACAGCTAGAGTTTCGTGCGGCGGCGTTCTTATCACAAGACCCTGTAGCTATGGAGGAGATCAACACAGGGTTTGACGTTCACGCCTACACTGCACAGGTCATCAGTGACGCTGGTCAGCCTACTGCCCGTCAAGCAGCCAAGGAACATACCTTCGCACCTTTGTTTGGCGCGACAGGGTTCGGTAGGACAAAGGCTGAAGCTGCCTACTACCACCACTTCCTTGATAAGTATCAGGGTATAAGCGAGTGGCACAAGGAGCTAGGTACTGAAGCCATCCGCTTTCAAAAGATAACCAATGTGTCAGGGCGTCAGTACGCTTTCCCTAACACACAGCGTAGGGCTAACGGTATGCCTACTAACTTCACTAGGATCAAGAACTACCCAGTGCAAGGGTTCGCCACTGGTGACGTTGTACCTGTTGTATTACTTGAAATAGACAATAGGCTCAAGGACTTACAGTCTTGCTTGGTTAACAGCGTACATGACTCAGCGGTGATTGACATACACCCACAAGAAGAGAAGGAGGTGCTAGGCGTTATTGATGACGTAAATGAAAAGCTTAATCACATCATCAACAAATACTACGGAGTAGAGATGAATGTACCTCTGCTTTTAGAGGCCAAGATAGGGCCGAATTGGCTTGACACTGTTGATGTATAGTGTTATAACTACGGTTCGTTTGAAGCTCAGAAAGGATATATAATGAGCAATGAGTTGAGTACTAACTTTTCTGGCACGGACATGGCAGCAGCTATGGGCTTTGGTGAGGCAGAGACATCAGCGTCTGGCCCTAGCATCCCACGTCTGTCTCAGATGCAAGCTCCCATAATGGCTGAGACCGTGGATGATGATGGGGAGTTGGAAGAGAAGGTTGTTGTACCCTTGGGTGCGTTCAAGCTGAAGGATGCGGAAGGCAATGAGGTGTACAGCCGTGCTGCTGTTATCCGTCTGTTCGCTCAGCGTCAGCAGTGGACACAGTGGGACAGTGAGTCAAGCAAGATGCACAAGACTGTCATGGCTACTGTGCTTAAGGGTGACTTGAAAGACTCACGGGGTACGTTTAACCTTGGGCGTCCTAGCAAGTACATCAAAGATTGGAGTGCAGTAGACGAAGACACTAAGGCTATTATGCGAAGCATCAAGAACACTAAAGTTCTGTTTGGTAAAGTAAAGCTAGGCAAGACTACAGATGCTACAGGTAAAGAGGTCAAGGGCTACGCCCAAGAGATTGACTTTGTAATGGACGTTAAAAACATGGACAGTAAGAAGTCTCTTGAATATGCAATGAAGGATATTACAGCCAAGAAGCTTCTGCCCATTGAGCATACCATTAGCATGACATCAATGAAAGTGACCATGCCCACTGGTAATAAGTTTGCTACCATTGTAGCAAGCTTAGGTGTAGCAACAGAGATGCAAGAAGGTGATCAAGATACCTTGCGCTCCTTTGTAGATTACGTAGACTACGCCAATGACTATGTGCTAAGTGAGTGGAAGAAGCTTAACAAGCCTGACGTTGCTATTGATCCAGCTATCTTGGATTCTATCGTTCAAGTAGAAGAGGCTCCTTACTAATATGGATATGGGTCATGCCGCTGAGCTTCCTATCAAGATGCTCATGCGGGATGCTACTCTAGGCAAGTCTAGTATGTCGGAGGGGATCATGGATAAGGTCTCCTCTGATGTCAAAGATGGCTTAGATAAGCAGTTCAACGGGGGTCCACGGGGTAAGTTTAAACTTAGAATGTCAAACATTGGTAGACCTATATGCCAACTGTGGCACGAAAAGAACAAGCCCGAAAAGAAAGAACCCTTTCCAGACCAGTTCATGATGAACATGATGCTAGGTGACATAGTTGAGGCTGTGTTCAAGGGCATCCTACGGACAGCAGGAGTTAAGTTCAAAGACAATGATGTTGTTAACTTAGACTTAGGTGGAGGTAGGCGTCCAATACGAGGTGAGTATGACTTAGTTATGGACGGTAGAGTAGATGACGTTAAGAGTGCGTCAGACTATTCTTACACTAAGAAGTTTGTTGACCTTGAAACACTACAAGCTAGTGATCCTTTCGGCTACGTAGCACAGCTTGTAGGCTACGCTACAGCAGCAGGTAAGAAGGTGGGTGGCTGGTGGGTAGTCAACAAGGCTAACGGGCATCACAAGTACGTGTCAGCTAAGCACGTAGACGTTGATGTAGAACTAGATAAGATGAGGAATACATACGATTACTTAGAGAACGATGCGCCTTTACAGCGCCAGTACACAGACGAGCCAGAGACCTATCGTAAGAAGGCGTCAGGCAACAGGGTTCTATGCAGAGAGTGTAACTTCTGTTCATTCAAGAAGACTTGTTGGCCTGACTATAAAGAACTACCCTCTAGGGTTTACCAAGGCAAACTAACGCCTCCTATGGTAGCCTACACACAAATTAAAGGCGAACCAAAAGAAATGTGGGTTGATGATGACAATAATTTGGCCTCACCATTCTACACCAAAA